AAACTATTTTGAGCTGTTCCGCCGGTGGGAACTTCTACACCGCCATCAGGCTGTGGTTGATAATCTGAAACTACTTCAGGAGAATCAAATAGTTCTGGTGGAAATGGTCCTTTAGGCGAATGCGCAGTCTCAGGTACGGGATGCCCTTGTCGCGTAACTATGCGCTCAATGCGCATTATTCTGCAGGCGCTTCAGTTGTCTTCTTTGTAGTTTTCTTTGTTTCTTCTACTACAGGCTCTGCAACAGGCGTTTCTACTACAGGTGTCTCTACTACTGGTGCTGGAGATACAGGTTCTTCAGTATTCCATGGTTTTGACCAAGTTGTCATGTGATTTTCCTCTCGTTAGACAAAAAGATATTCTACATGGGTTTCTTGGTTGCTGACCCCCTGTAGTTACTGCTACGGTATATCCATGGTTCAGGCATCTGGGCCATCACTAACTACGTAACAAAAGGGTTGCAGTACGAATCCGGCAGACATAGGCCGGGTTGCTTTATGCGGGTGACAGTCGCATAGGGTAAGAACTGGCCTTCTAGCCTAGGAGATAGTGTGAATAAAGATGCAACTTCTCAAATTGCAATTATGGTGGCCTATTTAATGTTGATCTGCGGTATCCCCGCAGCTATGGCTACCGAACACATAAGTAAAGAAACCCCAACACAAACTATAGTAGAGGTCGTAGATCCACTCGACAGATACCGTGGGGCAACAGACCTGACTAATAGCGAGTTGAAAGACCTGCTATCCCTAGTCGGATTCAAAGGCAACAACCTAAAAGTAGCTTGGTCAGTAGTTATGAAAGAGTCCAGGGGTAACCCAGACTCACATAACAAGACTTCAGCCACAGGGGACAACTCCTATGGATTATTTCAGATCAATATGTTTGGCGATCTGGCAGAAAGCCGTAGAGAGAAGTTTGGTATCAAAACCGACGTGGAACTATTAGACCCGGTAATAAACGCTCAAGCAGCGTTCTACATGACTGATAGGGGAACAAATTGGAGTTCTTGGGGTTACGGCCCTGGAGCTTACGATGGAAACCCTGAAGAACCAGGCATTACTAAATGGTTTGATGATTTCACTAAAAATTAAATAATAGTAAAGGCCCGGGAGACCGGGCCTTTTCTATTTACTTTTCGTTTTCTTTCTTACCAGCTCTTCGTTTATTCTCTTTTGCGGTGTTCTTACCATGCTTCAATGCCCTTAGGTTTCCTTTAGAGTCATTGCTGTGGTTGTTGTCCTTGTGGTCAACATCCGTTCCTCTAGGTAGTTTTCCGTTTTTAGATTCGTAATCGGCACGAGCCTTGTTTTTCGATGTTGTAACCCACTTACCGTTTACTTTTTTCTTGTAAACGTAGATAGGGCGACCTCCATTCGCTTTGGAACCTTTGTAGGGACCAAACTTCTTTTCTTCAGCCATTACTATCTCCCTTGCACGCACATGATGCGTTTAACTTACCACAAGGACCGCAGGTAAAACGTTCGTGTGATTCTAAAGAACCTTGAGATTCAAGAGCATTCTCATACTTGTGCACTTCTTTGTAGCTATTAAACTTAACGCCGTAGGTAGATGACGCATTAACAACTTGCGGCTCATTCCAAGGACGTGCAGCTTTAGAGGTACGGTCTGCTACAGACATGCGTACAACGCCGCCTCTACCGTCCCTAGAACCGTAATGAAGGTCTTTCTTTGAGCGTCCCATTAGTTTTGGTGCTCCCCACTAGCTCCGCGTCCAGGCTTAACATAGCCGTGAAAATCAGGTGCAGGAGGCTGCTCGTAAGGTAGCCCTGTTAAGTACTCAGCAGCTTCTCTTGCGTTATGTCGCAAAGATTTCTGCTTAGTAGACTTAGGGGGTTCTGGAGTAAAGTTCTTTACCCTAGACATTGTTAGTCAGCTTTCTTCTTTGGTCCGACTTTTAGTCTGTCCAAAACAGAGTCAGCTGATTCTTCTGTCTCAAAGTCTTTATTATTTGGTTGCTTACCAAATGGTTGCTTTGCAGCACCCTGTAAAGTCTTAGAGGTTTCAGAGATTGGCTGTGTTGTTCCGGCCATGTAGAAAGCGTTGCTACGACCTTCTTTAACTTCAAAGTCTGGGAATAGGCTTAGTTGTTCCATAGGCTTAGGGGCGGCTGCTCTATCTTTCTTAGCCTTACCCTTTCCACCAGGACGTACAGCAAGTTCTTTTCCAGCACTCTTCTGAGAAGCTAAGCTACCTTGAGCTGCAAGAGCTTTGACTTCTTGAGCACCAGTCATCTCTGTAGTATCGATAGCAAACTGTTGACCTCGGTTTGATTCTGGTTTCCAATTACGATCTGTTGGTTCGTATCTAGAAATGCGATTAACTTCATCTGCAACTTTAATTCTAGGTGCCATTTCTTCTTCAGTCCAAGGCTTTGATTGCTTACTTGCCTTCTGACCAATTTTTTCTGTCTGACTCTTAGAAAGTGGACCCTCTAGACGTTGATACTTAGCAGGAGAAACCTGTTCAATTACAGGCTTTGGTACACCAGTTCCTGGAAGTACGGGTTGTGAGAACTGAGCTCCCTTACCTGTACTTGTAAATGTTGGAAGGTCTGTTGGTGGTTTTGAACCAACGAGGACTTCGCCCTTCTTAGCCTTAGGTGGGTACGGAGCTGCATCTGCTCGTGGTCCTCTAGGAGCCTTTGGCACAAGTATTGGTGCGGTATCTTCAACGTTTGTTGGTGTGTATCGATACTTCTTATCTGCAGGCTGAGTGCTAGAACCATGAGGACGTGTTGCGGCCTTTGGACGAGAGCTAACTGCAGGTGTTGTACTTCTTGCAACTTTTTTCTTACCAATTTGCTTCATTCCACGAGGAACTAAGCCGCTTACTGTATTAGCAATTTCTGTTGCAATATCTCCACCACGCTTACGAGAAGCCTTTGATGGACCATGCTCACTTAACATCTCTACACGCATGTGGTCTACAAGATCAATTCCAGCAGCTGGAGTGTATTGACGGTAAACAGTTTTTCCACCGGCAACCTTCATTGAGTCCCAGCCCTCATGTGAGCGAGTTACTACTGGCTTTCCTTGAACATCTCTTGTTACACGTGCAACTTTTCCTTTTGTACGAGTAAACGCAGATGGCATGTCTGGGTGATTTGCAGCAACAGGAATTAGTTCCTTAGTGCTTGGATGTTCCCAAAGTGCACCTTCTTTAGGTGTGTGAGTAATTTGACGCTTAGAGTCTTCGTGCTCTTGTGCAATCTTATGCAAACCATGTACGTAAGTCTCAAGACGCTGACCAGATTGTGAAGCAGCGTTCTTGTACACCTCTTCATCAGCAATACCAAAGGTATGCATAACCTTTGCTAAACGGTGATGATGTCCACCAAATACGCTTAAAGGAGTTGCAGGAGAATCAGTTGGGCTAACACCATTAACAGTTTTACCTGTGCGTGCAGCGATCTCACGGTCACGAGTGTGTAGTGCAACAGCACGGTCTAAGTGACCCTGTTCTTCTCCAGGAAGTCCCATACCAGACTTCATACGATCAATAAGATTGATTGCTACATCTGGCTTATCTGTTACGTTAACAGACGCAGGTACTGCACCACCTTCAGGACGTGAAGGTAGTTTTCCAAAATCAAGTACTGTAGTTTTGTTTACGCGGCCGGTACCTACATTGCCAGCAGCTGCACGTGCTTCTTGCCCTGGAGTAATCTCTTCAATGTTTGGCTTAGAACGTAGAGGATCTGCAACAGCAGGTGCATCCTTAGGGGCGGAGGTACTTGAAGGCAAACCTTCCATGCGCTCAGCATTTCCTGCTTGAATACTCTCGTTACTAGCGTCTTTAGCTTGAGCAACAATTACTTCATCTGCTCTTTGTGAAATCTTTTTTAAACCTTCTTTAGCTGCACCTGCGCTAGGAATGTTACGAGTATCTTTAGCCATTAGTAAGTGCCTCCACCTTTTGTAGGACGTGCACGACGTGGTGACTTAGTTGATGGTGGCTTAGGTGCTGCAGCACTTCCTGAAGAACGACCAGTTTTTGAAGTAGCACGTGATGTAGTTGGGGTTCCTGTTTCAGGTGTACCAACCCCTGTTTGTGATCCAAGAGCACGATCTGCCAAACCTTTTTTCTGAAATGAAATTCCTGTTGCGCTTGACTGTGTTACGTCACTTAGATCAGCGCCTTCTTTTTTGTAGAAACGGGCGCGACTCTTTTCACGCTTAAACCCTGTGTTACCAAGATAATCTTTAGCTGCGGCATCTACAACAGCTTTGTGTGTAGCACGTTCCTTAATATGTTCAGTGTCTATCTTTGCACGCTCTCCGTGCAACTCTAGTTGAAGCTGTGCCATTGAGCGGGCACGGTATTGATCGCCAATACCTCCAAATAACTTACCAATCCAATTTCCTGTTCCTCCACTACGGGGAGCAACAAAGCCCTGGTTATTCTGTGGTGCTGGCATAATAAGGATCCGTTCCTTTGTTTAGATTAATATCATTTTAACTAGTGCGCCTGTTTTTGTAAGCGCATCTGCTTGTTCGTTATAGTGATGGGCGCAGAATGTTAAGACGCCTGTTGCAAAAAAGGCGCCAAATTGTGCTCTAGCAGAGCACTGGTCACATTGCTCCCGAACCCCCACCGTCAGAAGCTGTAGCTCCTGTTGATCCTCCAACATCTCCGCCATAACCAGACTCCTGTCCAAAACCGTTTTGTGCGGTTTCATTTGGGCTATTATCGTTTCCAGGTGCAGTTCCTCCACCCCAAAACCCACCGTAGTAGATCTGGAACCAAGGAATTCCACCAACTGCGTAGCCACCGCCCAAGCGCCCCACTGTCTTGTGGTGCTTGTGCTTCTTAACCTTGAACTGTTTTTTATCTATGGCCATACCCAAATAATCCCACTATTGTGTGGCACATAAATGCCAAAGGCCGGGATTTCTCCCGGCCTCTGCGCTATTAAATTGTTTGTGTTGATTATGAAGCTGCGTAAGGTGTGATTGTGATTGTTGCTGTTGTAGCCACAGATGCAGCGCCTGCTGCTGTTGACTGTGTCTTGATTGTGCTGAAACGTGCTGGGACCTTGGCTGTACCTGTATCAACTGCTGAGGCAACGTTTCCTGTTGTCTTAGCGTAGGTAAAGGTAGTTGTTGTAGGTACTGTTGCAATTGCAACAAGTGTTGCAGCAAGTGTTGTAGCTGTAACTGGTGCAACTGTAACAAGGTCACCAACTGCAAAGCCGTGAGCTGCTGCTGTGGTAATTGTTGCTACGTTGCTTGTAAGGGCTACGTTAGAGATAGCTGGGGTTACTGCTGAAGCTGTTGTGATGTTAGCTGCTTCGTAACCAGCATCCTTAAGTGTGTCAAGGGCTACTGTTGTTGTTTGTCCAACTACGTTAGGTACTTGAATGTAACCAAGACCATAACCATCAGCTGCTGTACGAGCTGTTGTCTTTTCTACTTTGCCGTACCACTGTCCTGTAATTTCACCAGCGTTAGCTGCGTTAGTTACTGTGAACTTAAGTGGAGTTGCTGTAGCAACTGTTGCTGCTGAAAGGTTGTAAGCTGAAGCTGTAAGGCCAGTAATGTTTACTGAATCTCCAGCTGCAAGTTTATTTTGTGATGTGTATGTAACAGTTGTTCCGTTACCTGAAGCTGCTGTAACCATATAGTTACCTGCTGCTTCTACGAATGAAGGGAAGTTAGCCCAGTCTGCTTCGATATCTGAGTGATTTCCAAGTGACGCGTTTAGACGTGCGCTTGGATTCTTTGAGTATCCAGACCAGCTCTTGTTCTGTGCTGCATTGTTTGCAACTACTTCAACAGCTGTGCCGTCTGTGCGCTCATCATTTGGTTGTGGAGCAAAGTTGCCCCATACAAAATCTACGGCAATGTTGCCGGAGGAATCAAGTAGATTCCCGTTGTTATTTACTGCCATTTTTTATTTCCTCACTGATCAATGTGGTTGTTCGTTCGAACC